AAAGAATAACAAAATCCTTCCCCAGCAATTCCATACAGTTGCAGGGGGGGGGGGTATATTTTGACGATTTTTTTGCGGATTATTTACGCAACACTAATGTGGAAATATACGGCACACGTATGTGTAATTGGTATACTTATAATCATCATAAAGGCCATGTACAGAAGCCTAAACAAAAAAGACTAGACAGCCCCGGACCCCGGCAAAGCCTGGGGATCCGGATGCTCACACTCAATCACTCAATCCCTAAAAACGGTATCTTACGAAGTATGAACATAGTAAACTTCCACACATGTTCAAAGTTGACGACAATCAGCAGGACAGGCAGAAGTATCTTTACCATGGACATATCTATAAATACCCCCATGATGCCAACGGCCCCCTGTAAACAGGAAAATAATTCATCAATCACAGACATAACCGCGTCTGGTAAATCTGGCAGATTAATCCAGCCAAAGACCAACTGTAGGAGAGTAGATACAAGGTCAAAAACAGCCTGTAAAATCAATTTCTTAGCACCTCCTCAAATTTTCTATGCATTAAGGAGAGGAGAGCACCTATCATGATTAAATTGCCTACAAAGTACAGCTTATCCTGTATGCCCTTACCCCAATCCGTATTTAAAAAATCAAACTGGACTATCTGACCTGGTATAATGACAGTACCATCCACCCACTTAAATTCCGGGAAAGGAATACCAGCGGATGCAGTCCCGGCAGATACATACATATCAGCCATACGTACCAATAAATCAACCGGGAGCATAAGAAACCCAAGCCTGTCATTAAAAAATTGATACATGCCATCAAACCAGGTTTTAAAATAATCATCTGAGGGGATGAATAACGATTTCAACCCCTCAATGATAAAATTACCATGCTTTTCTATTGCGCCTGTTACCTTATCCGTATTAGCGTCATCAGCAGTTATAATATCATCTGTGTTCGTCCGGTCAGCTTCCAATTGTTCGGTATGCTGAGTATTCATTTTGTTATATAGGTTTGTAAATTCCCCGGCAAGCTGATTCCAAAAGGCCGTAAGCTGGCTTGATATAGTCTGTGTCACGTTGACTATCTGGTCAATGATTGTATCCTGTTTTTCAACCATCTGTGCCGTGTTATCCGCAACAACGTCCGAAGAATCATAGCCAGTATTACCAGACACAGGAATGTCAGCATTGTTTTTAAAATAGAAATCAAAAGATAAATCCGATATATCAAACGTTGTGTTAACACCTTTTTTTAAGGCTAAACCAATATTAACACGGATAGAAGTACGAGTTAATTTTACATTACCTTTAACAACATAAGCTTCCCCTGTATTGGTATATGACAAACCAGTCGTAGCAAAAGCCGATTCCGTTACATTTTGTGCAGATTCATACACCTCACAAAAGCCAGAAGTTACATATTCTCCAAAATCTATATTACCCTGCAAGAATGTTGCCGTAACACCATAAGTAGCACTTGTTTTAGGTAAACCAGACTTATACACTTGCGCATACAATAAATCAGGATAATAACCAGATGCAGGAGGACTAAATCTATAAAACCCACCTGTATATACAGCATTCACCCACTTTAATGTACCAGCAGAATTACGATACCGGACACGGTACACATAATCCGTACCATATACAAGACCATCACCAGACGACAAGAGCATAGGGGCATTCAGGTCGTCAAATGCATCAGATTCCATATATTCATCTTTCATCATTGCACTACTTGATGAAGCAACCCTGACAGCATCACTTCTAGATGCGGTATCTGCCCACGAAGAAAAAGGCATGGACAAGGTTAAACAAAAGAGTAAGCACCAGCACAAACAGACACGCATAAACCGCATATGTATAAACACCCCCATTCATTGACGGGTATAAATCACCGACATTGCTATATACCAGATAACCATTTGTTGTCAGTTTAAAGCTTCCCTCATTACCAGATTCCAGCTTCCAAACATTATAGTTATTAGTACGATAGTAGCGGATGTATTTTAAATCATCCCCACTAAATACATTACCAGAAAGATTAATTGCATCACCATATACCATACGGTATTCATAATCATCCACCCTAAAAAATACGTATTGTGTATCGTATGGAAGCTTCACCAACATATCCTTAAAATACTGCAAATATGTAGTGGATATGGTGCCATCATCAGGGGACGGATACACAGATGCAGGGGCCACACTGTTAAATGTAAGGATATTCTTGACAGTCTTATCCGCATTTGATTTTGTTGCAACTGATGGAGAAGCAACATCCCAATCATCATCTGATAAATCTTCCTCCTCATTCAATTCAGGATACATGATAGACATGATTTCTTGATATTGGTCAAAATCTATATCATCATCTGAAATAGAAGATAGCCAGCCATTTACATTAGGAATCGAACCCTCAGAGCGTTCCGTATTAACCGTCTGATTTTCCGCAGTAAGCGTATAGTCATCCGCAAAAACGTCCATACTCCCAAAAGCAGAAAGAACCACAGTATATAATATAACATGTTTCCACCTCATCATATTTCCACATGACCCTTAAAGGCCATTCCCAAGAACATAGTTACCAAACGCTGACCTAAAGCGAACACCACCGCATAAGGGATAGACGCCGAAACCACATCCGCAAACAGATTAATTGCTTCCTGTACCATCAGGATAACCTCCTTCCCTGCCATTCCTTTTTGTAACGTCTCATTTTTGCATATGTATCATAGCTGTCATACAATTCGGGCCTGTGGAACCAAAAGAACCGCTTGACCGATTCCGTGATAAGCTTCCCATCCTTTTCCGTGGACTTTGCCCCATCAATCAGAGTATTAATCTGCAACAGCCGGCAGAAGTTGGAACAGAGCACCACATTCCTAATCTGCTCCCGAAACGGTTTCGCAAGTCTGCCATATACCTGTGACGTGCCTATGATATGTTTCCTTTGTTTCCGTTGCTGGCTTACCTCTATCATGACCTCAATATCTATATTCTTTGATTCCAGACTATTAAATTCCAGATGGATTTCATCAATCAAATATATAACACCATAGTAACCGTTTTCCAGATTTTTAAGACATTCCAGACCATCATATTCAATCACCTCAGTAGCAGGAGAGAGGCCACTAATCTGAACATTCGTGCACAGGATAGCCCTGGGATATTCCTCACATAACCGCTTGACATACTGAACGGCTGAAAGAGTTTTACCTGACCCTTGTTCCCCACAAAAAACTAGAAGCCCCTCAGGCCGAAAATAACCTGGATGCGTTTTGAAAAAGTCATGATTATGCTTAACCACACGGGCTACATTTACAGGATTAAGACTACCGTCCAAAAGATTCAATTCCATACATAGTTCCTTTCAAAAAAAGGGGGCCTGACCATAGAAGGAAAGGCCCCTGGGGACATTAGATAGACATACGACCCTTACGAAATGCAGACATAAGGGAACGGATACCTTTACGGACACCCCACCAGGTAAACACAATACCAATACCAGCCGCCACAAATGTAGCAAGTGCGCCCATGATGGTACTAATTGAAATCTGAGCCGTAAGAGCGGAAATAACCGCTGACCAGTCAGTCGGAGAAGCCGGAGTAACCTCAGCCGCAAAGGCAGGAACTGCAAGGCCCACAGACACCAGACCGGAAGCAACCGGCAATGCGCCATACTTCCTCACAGAGTTTAAAAGTTTCATACAAAAACCTCCTTATTTATATTACAACCAAGCCACCAGAAAGCAGTGACCGGATTGTTTACAAAACATTATTCAATTATAATCAAATGGATTTAATTGTAGATATAGATAAGATAGATAATAAGAACATATGTTCGTATCCTTCCAACTATTCGTTAAACTAGACTTTCGCGAATAGTTGGAGGTGTGCCCCATGTCTGCTGCAAAGCTACGTAAAATCCTTTCATTGAGTTTCTCCCTGGT